CCACCTACCATCGATTATCCTTTTTAAATAGGAAGCCCGTAATCGATCTTCATAATCCTAGCGACAAGATCACTAGGAGCATGGGTGCCAAGTTTCATTTCTTTTATTTGTGCAGCCAGGTAATGCCATTCGGCCTCCTCACCACCATACCGGTTTTGTAGAGAACTTAAGGGTACACTCAAGTTTCCACGGAACTCAGTATCGTGGTAAGAAGACGCAATTTTATGGCGTTTATTGGGAAATCGTGCACGCAATGCATCCATAATGATGTGTTTTGGCTCGTTAACGAGACCACATACGATTGCGTTCATGAATTGTTCCATCTTGTCTTCTAGCGACATGGTTGAGAATTGTTTATTGGTAACATTCAGCATTTTAGCAGTGATATCCCCATCACACGTGCCAAAACTACGGAGAATGGCTCCGAGGTTTCTGAACAATGTCCAGGTCCCGGAGTCTGTTAATGCTGGTGAGTACTTCAGAAACTGAAGTTGCTCAGGTTTATCATGCCATTCTATAGTGATCACATGCCCAACCGAAGCAGCAGCCAGTTGAAGTATTTCTTCTTGAACCTCCCGGGGCGCATCATCAAACGAACCATTGTAAGCTTTGGTTCCAGAGGGTTTGACAAGCTGGGATTGGAAATCATGTTGGTTATAGTAATGGATGAATGACTGGAATGCGAGGGCAATGCTCGTTGATGCTATGTTGTTGACCGATGTGGTCTCCGGACAACCGCTTCCCTGAAAGATGGTTTTGGGTTTCATCTCTAGGTACTCCGAGGGTTCGCTCGGATTTCGCATCATGATAGGTTCTCTCAAACGTGCAAAAGACGTTCTGACCATTTCAAGAGTAGCACCCATACGACATAGAATGGCACCGAGCAAATAAAAATTCGCCAGGGTGTTTCCACTGTCACATGAAGAGATGTCAGCGTCGAATAGCAAATGCACGTTATCGGTCTTGTATTGAAAGCTCATATCATCCGAGAAAACTTTCCCCGACAACCCGATTGGCGGATTGCTATCGAAGCCTGCTTTCTCATCTAGAGATTTCACGACTTCCAATTCGAGGTTGCAATGCTCCAATTCTGAATAATGCTTCACACAGAAGTAACTCTTAAAATAGTTGAAGAACCAGCCCATCTGGATTATGGATTCCCCATACGTGACATACAACCGGCCAAACTTTCCTGGCTTAGCCAGTTCCTTCTTAAATTTTGCTTCTGGTTTGGCTAGTTTTATATTTTGTGCATAACTATGACCTGAGAGATGCAAATGCTTCTCGAAAAACTGGAAGTATAATGCTCTCTTGGGTGATGGTTTGGGCAGGAGGGTCCAGTTGGTTGATGAACTAATGAAAAGATTCACTGTGCAATAGTTCAAGCGGGCGGTTAATGCACACGCTAAATACAAAAGGAAAAATCCTAGCCCGGCAGCACATGAAATAAGTCTATCGAGGTATGTTGGGTTCCATGTATAATCGGAGAGATGTTCAGCTACATGCTCTCGCGCTAGATAACCTGCAGACGTGGTAGACGTCTCAGGAGGGATAATGGTTTCTGAATTTGAACAAGCTCCTAGAAGGTTGCGATCCACTTTCATGTGATGAAGGATACGGAGCTGATTTTTCCTTAACTCGGTCTCACCTGGTCGAGCCTTAGTGAGGCGAGCCATAGCCAAAGAAAAATTTTTGCCATTTTTGTCCAAATACGTAAAATCATTCTTACCAGAAATTCTTGTGAATTGAGTGCGGTACAACTTTGGAAAAGAGTTCGTTTGCGTCTTAAAGTTCCCAACCGGACTGCCTCGTTTCAAAAAGTCAAAGCCTTTTGAATTCGTCACTATCCAGTTGCCATTGTCACTGACATCTTGTGGGACTGAACAATCCTCACCGTAAGTCCGTAAAATGGTTCCGTGATCGACGGAACAGCCTAAGGAAAGAGCATACTCTGCGCTATCGAAAGAACTTGGTTGCATGAAGGTTCTTTGATCAACTGATCTCTGCAAAGCAGATTCGTTGATCGCAGCTACATTAGCATTATCCCGAGCTGTTTGCTGGGCAATGTATGTCATTGAAATG